CATTAGAATTAAAAAAATTTGATATGAAATCTATTAGTTTTAAACATACAGAAAATTCAGGACCAGTTATAGTATTAATAGGTAGAAGAGATACAGGAAAAAGTTATTTAGTAAGAGATTTGTTATATTACCATCAAGATATACCCATAGGAACTGTTATATCAGGAACTGAAGCTGGTAATGGATTTTATTCAGAACATGTACCTAAATTATTTATACATGATGAATATAATACAGCTATTATTGAAAATATACTTAAACGACAACGAGCTGTTTTAAAACAAATAAAAAAAGAACAAGAAGTTTATAAAAGATCTAATATTGATCCAAGGGCATTTGTTATATTAGATGACTGTTTATTTGATGCTACATGGACTAAAGATAAAGTTATGAGACTTCTTTTTATGAATGGTAGACATTGGAAAATTATGTTAGTTATCACTATGCAATATCCTTTAGGTATACCTCCCAATCTAAGAACTAATATTGATTATGTTTTTATCTTGAGAGAACCCTATATTTCAAATCGTAAAAGAATTTATGAAAATTATGCAGGTATGTTTCCAACTTTTGAATCATTTTGTCAAGTAATGGATCAATGTACTGAAAATTTTGAGTGTTTAGTAATTAAAAATAATGCTAAGAGTAATAAATTAAATGAACAAATTTTTTGGTATAAAGCAGAAGCTCATAAAGATTTTAAGTTAGGTTCAAAAGAATTTTGGGAAATATCTAAACAGATGAACTCTGATGATGAAGATGAACAATATGATCCTAAACAGGCTGCAACTAGAAAAGGACCAAACATTAAAGTAAAAAAATCAAAATGGTAATGTAATAAAATATAATTTATTATGTTTTGTTTTTAAATTTGATAATTATATTAAAATTTTCAATTTTACATTTGCAATTATTTGATAAATTAAAATTTTGATTTTTTCCTAATTTAACAGTTTCGATTAATGATTGTATTGATCGCTTTGAAGGAGACTTAAAAGAATATTGAGTAAATATATTATTAAATATTACATTCCAAAATGATATTGGATAATTAATATAATATTCTATATTAATTGTCAAAATAGATTCTTCCTTATTTTTTTTATAAATTATATTTGATAAAAAGGGTAATATAATCTCTTGTTGAATAAGTAAATTCCAATCATCACATTGATTACTTATAATTAATAAATTTTCTTTTACATTTTTTGTAAAGGTATCTTCTAAAGCTGGACTTATAATTTTTCTATATTTACCTCTTACAGACCAATCTGGTGTTGTATCTTTAAAATAAGGCACATTATTTAAATGAGCATATTTATAAATTTCAGATTTATAGAAAGAAATCATAGGCCTAATCATATTTATACCATTTATAGAAGTTCTCTCACGAATAACAGCTAGGTCTAAATAATTTCTTCCTCTACAAATATTAGCCATAATATTTTCTATGATATCATCTTTATGGTGAGCCAATAACACATAATCAATATTTTCTTCTTTCATAATTTTTTTATAAAAATTTAATCTTATTTCTTTAGTTTCAGATTCATAATCACTTCTTTTCATATTTCCTCGTTTTATATTTTCACTCAATGAATTTACATATAATTTAATTTCATTAAATTTACACCATTCTCTCAAAAACCTTTCTTCATCTTTTGATTCAACTCTATTATTATAATTAATATGAATACCGACTATATTAAAACCAGATTTTTGTAAAATTGTAGTTAAAACCATTGAATCAACACCTCCAGATAAAGAAATAATAACATTTTTAGTATTTAGATTGTTACAAATAGAATTTATAGTATCAATTAAAATAGATGTATCTGGTGAATTAATATTACAAATTTGATTTTTAATTTTTGTATCCAAATTAGGAACATATTCTAAAATATTTTTGTATTTATATAAATTATATAATTTATATAAATATTTATAAAAATTGTTAGATAAAATATCTAAAAAATGAAAAATATTTTTTTTCATTGATAACATATTGTTAATGATTTAGTTTTTGTTAAAAGGTATTTCAATTTTTTTGTTAAATTATAATCTAATATTCCAGTATATACATTATTTTTTTAGTATTTTTTATTATATACAGTTTATTTAATATGAATAAATATATTAATAAAACAGTAGATAAAATTATAAAAATTTATTGTAATAAAAGAAAAGAAATTTGGTTTAAAAATATTGATGATTGTACTGAAATAATTAAAAACCCAAATACATATATAATATATACTAAAGATAAACAACAAAAAGTATTATCTGGGGTAGATTTAGTTGGGAATGATTTGTACAAAAAACCTTGTTTAAATATAGAAAATGCAAAATCATTAGTATATTTTGATAAAAAATTTAAGACTAATAGATATATTTTTTATGAACCTTTTAATAATTGTAGTAAATATAATGGATATGAGATGAGATATAACAAAGGTGTTTCAGGTACTAATACATCTATAATTTATCTTGCTGAGGGATTAGCAAAAAACAATGAAGTTAATGAAGTGATAATAGTATCATTAAATAATTTAATAATAGAAAGAACATATAATAATGTAAAATATATTAATTTCTGTAACCTTGAACAAATTAACTGTGATTTTTTAATTCATCCATATTATATAGATATAAAAATTTTAACAAAGGTAAATACTATAAAAAATATTGTTATCTGTAATAATGAACCGTGTAATGATTTCAATAAATTAAATAAAGATGATGTTATTATTAATTATTTTACAAATTGTAATAAAGAATATTTTGTACCAGATGGATATGATAATTTTAAACTACCACATTCAATTGATATTAGTAATTTACAAGAAATTGATATAAAAAATAAAAAAAACCAATTTTGTTTTTTTGCATGTTATGATAGGGGCTGTGGCTTAGTAGAAAATATTATAAAATATTTTCCAAATTTTTCTTTAAAAACATCATTTTATTATGGAGGAAATGGTTTGGGTAAATTTGAAATTTATAAAATACTATCTGAAAGTAAATATTTTATTTATCCATTAATAAATTTAGAAAACAATAGAATACATTATGATACATTTGGTTATGTAGTTTTGGAAGCTTTATTACATGGTGTAATAGTAATATGTCCAAAAATGAATTTATTATATGAATTATTTGGAGATTCTATCTGTTATATTGATACGGAAGGTATTATATCAGAAAATGATCTTTGTCGTTTTCATGTAGTAAATAAAAATTTTGGATATCCATTAGTTAAAAAATATGTAGAAAAAATTAACTTTCTTGAGAAAAATGAAAATATTAAAAATGAATATATTTATAAAGGATTAGCATTAAAAGAAAATTTTTGTAATCATAAAATATCAAAAATATTTTTAGATAATTGTAAAAATAATAAAAGTATTTAATTTTTTTTAGTTTAAAAAAAAGTTAAAATATTAATAATTATTTAATTTATCTAAAATAGACCCTGACCACTAGCTAGCTCACTTCCAATAATATGAGCACATGCAAGCATAGCTAGACGACCATTACTAAGCTCACGATTATAACGTTCTGTAGAAACATTATCAGGATTTAGATTAAGCACATTACCGGGCTGATAATCTTTCTTTAGTGTAAAAGCTTTACCATCTTTTCCGAATGGATTTTCAAATCCATTCACAAGACGAGCACATTCAAATAGAAGCATAGCACCCCAAAAGGGTGACTGCATCATAAGTTCCATATTTGAAAGATAATTAATTGAAAGCATATCTGGATTTGTAAGCTCAAGTGTAGGTAGTGCAACAGCTCCAAACATAGCAGTTCGTCCATGCTGGAGTTCAGCTTCACGCCAATATTTAAGACGATCCTCTGAAACCTTCGGACCAGTATTAAAACTTAGAGGATCAAAATATCCAACTGGAGGTAGATCACCTTGGTAATTAAATGACTTAACAACTGGTTTTGTAGATGGCAGAAAAGAGTTTGTGAAGATAGGAGTCATCATCATCATCGTCATCTTTTATACTTTATTTTATAGATTTAATTCTAAATCAATTTTTAAAAATATTAAAAGTAAAAAAAAATTATAAATTAGTTAATGTTGATTTATAACTCATAAAAACATAATAAATCATTACAAGAATAATACTTATAAATCTTAAGATATTAAATAATTTGGTATTTTTATTAAATAATAGCCAAGCTAAAAGAGCAAATATTAAATAAAATAAGTATATAATAAATATAATTAAGAATTGATTAGGATTAGGATTAATTAATGTAAAAATAGTAGCTATAGCTACTGCTAAACTTGCTCCGCCAGCTTCAAATTCAAAAAATGGATTTTGTTTTTGAATAATATGACCAGGAAGAAACATATGTCTAAAAGCAGATATCAAAGTCCATGGTAAAAATCCTATTAAAGCAAAAGAATAAATACCTTCTTTTAATTTATTTTCATTAAATAAGGAAACACTCCTCCATATTGCAATAAAAATAAGTATACTAGGAATGAATATAGAAAAAATATTATTAATCATATATACTTTGAGAGAAATTATTTATCCACTGAGTAAAATTAATTTTGGGATAAGCTTTTGATCCATTTTTTATTAAATCATTATAATTATCTTCTCGATCCCAGCCATTTGAACCACCATCCATTCTTATAAATAATAAATGTGTATTTAAATCACAAGCTAACATTCTAATATATCCCATTCCAGCATATCTATAAGCTATATCAAATACATCGGTTCTTCCATTTGAACAATAATTTTTGTATATATCTATAGCTTCATTAATAGATAAAAATATCCAGTCGTGGAGATATAATTCTTCATCATCAGATATAAAATATTGATATATTGCTTTAATATTTCGATTTAGAGACTCTGGTATTTCTTTATTTAATTCTCTTTTATTATTTAAAATAATTTTCTCTAATGAATTGTTATCTCTATGTATATTAAAAAAAGGAATTTGACTACTTTTAATACCTTTTTTCCCTCTTAATCCATTTACAAGATTAAAAGTAATAAAATTATTAAAATTATTTGAAACTTGAATATTCATCACCATTAATAATTTATAAATAATATTTATTTTTAAATTATTATAATTTAATCAATTTCCTCCATTTTATCATTAGTATTATTATCTTGTGTATTATTATTTTCAGTAGTTGTATCATCCTGTGTAATAGCTAATTTACTTAAACCATGATCACCATCTTTTTCAGTAACAATATTTTCACCTTCAAATAATTCTTTTCTAATATCAGAAACAGAGATTTCTTTATTTTTAGATTCAGATTCATGTAAGAGAGCAATTTCAGATGTATTCAAACTGTTAATACTTACTAATTCACCATCTTTATTCATAGTTTGAGTTAATTTAGCTCCAGTCTCTTGAGCTTTCCGTTTATTTTCTTCCATAGCATTTTCTTTAGCTTCTCTGACTCTTTTATCAAATTCTTGTTTAGCACTTTTTTCATTTTTATCTTTTTCATTCATTAATTCATTTAATTCTTGCTCAAGATATTCTACTCTTCCAGTCTTATAAGCTTCAGGATGAAAAGGCATCCACATACCAACAGGTCCTACATAAACATCGTGATTAGGATCAAGTTCTCTTAACATTTTGCATCTTAACTCGGCTTCTTGTTGACTAGGAAATGAGCCTCTTACTTTAATCCCTCTAGTAGATGTTTGAAATTCATGTTCTTGATTAAATTCTTCTTCTAATTTATCTTCATGAGCATCTAGATATGTTTTGTATTCATCAGATAAACTAGTAAAAAATAATTTATCTTTTTCCTCAATAGCAAATTCTTGTAAATCTTGTGTAAGCTTATCAAAATTAACACTATATTTATAAGATACAAAACTTAAAAATTGTGTGAATTTTTCCATAGATTTAGAAAAGTCCCATTGCTCTACAAATTTTTCAAACATAAAAATTTCTCTCTGTTTAATGATTTTTTCAGGTGAAACAAAAGACAAACAAACAAATTTTTGTCCAGCCAGTGGTTTATCTTCATCCAATAAATCAGCATGTTTAGAAGATTTATTCATATATATTTAATTTAAAATTTTATTTTAAGTTTTTTAAAAATTATATATTTATTTTTTTCTTTAGTTTTAATATAATAATGAACGGAATGTTTGATATGGGCGAACTTGTTCGTAGAGCTATTAAGTATTTAGTAGAAGGTTTCATGGTTGCTATTGCTGCTTTTGCTATTCCACAAAAACAGCTTAAAATTGATGAAATTTGCTTAATTGCTTTAGTTGCAGCAGCAACTTTCTCGATCCTTGATACATATGTTCCTTCTGTAGGAGCTAGTGCTAGAACTGGCGCTGGATTTGGCATTGGTGCTAATCTTGTTGGGTTCCCAGCTTAAATTATCTTTAAAAAAAGATTTTATTAAAAAAATTAAATAAAATCTTCTTATGTAATTAATATATTTATGTATTATTTAATAAAATTGAGTCTTTATATAGGTTGTTTTGATTTATTATCAATAATAACTACAAAAGTTATCAATAGAAATATACAAATAAAGAATAATCCTAATTTAAGATGGTTTTTTATACATTGTTTAAGTAATATTTTAATAACTTATAATAGTTCTAGTGATCTTTATAAAGTTTTAAAAAATATTGATTCTATAAATAATTTTACATGGTCTGATACCTCATTTTTAACATTTTGGATTTCAATATTAACACATATTTATCATATTTTATTTTTTAAATTAACGAATGATGATGTATTACATCATTTTTCTATGGTATTTATAGCTGGATCATTAGAATATTATCAAAAAAGTATTATTTGTCCTGCAGGATTATTTTTTTTATCAGGTTTACCAGGTGCTATAGACTATTTTTGTTTGTATTTAGTTAAAGTAAATTTATTAAATAAAGAAAAAGAAAAAATTATTTATTTATATATTACTACCTATTTAAGAGGTCCAGGCGCTTGTATTTTGTCTTTTATAAATATTTATAATAATTATACTAATATATTTTCTATCTTAAGTTCTAGTTTAGTTTTTTGGAATGGTCAATATTATTTAATGAAAACTAGTTTTGATTATGGTAAATTTTATGAAAAAAAAAAAATTAATAGAGAGATATGGATACAAGAAAATAAAGAATATTTAGAAAATAATAAAAATATTTTAAATAGACCAAATAGTTCTCCTGTGAAAAAAATAAAAGATTAAAATTAAAATTGATTTTATTTTATATTATTTAAAATAAAATAAAATGAATCATCAAGATTGGCAAACAGTTGTATTATCAAATAAAAAGAATGATAATGAAAAAAAATCAAAACCAAATCCTAATATTTCTAAACAAGAAACTAAACTAGTGGCGCCACAAAATTTGGGCACCTTAATTTCTCAAGCAAGAACTACTGTTAAAAAAAATAGAAAAGAATTATCAATGCAATTAGGAATCTCTGAACAGGTGCTTGGTAGATGGGAAACAAATAAAGATATTCCAAATAATAGTGATATTGCAAAAATAGAAAAAGTATTAAAGATCAAATTACCAAGATGTCAAAAAATTAAAATTGACGAAAATTAATATTAAAAATTGAAATATTAAAAACAATTTTTTATTGTTATAAAAATGACACATCCTCTTTATCCTACTCGTTGTGATATTGATGATCCTGATTATGAAAAGAATTGTCCATTTTTTGAGAAATTAAAAACTCCTACACCAATTTATGAAGATCCATTGAATATAAGTCAAGAAGAATTAGAAAATCGTTTAGTTTGGTATTGGTTTAATAAAGAAGCGAAACTAATTACTCTAAAAGAAGCTGGTATTGAATTTGTTAATGGAAAACCAGTTACACCAGTTAAGACAGGTTTAAAAGGTAGAGGAATCTTGTCTAAATTTGGACCTCAACATGCAGCTGATCCGGTAGTTACTTGCTGGTTTGATAATAAATTATATTTTGTAGCAGTATTAAGAGAAGATACAAATGAATGGGCTATACCAGGAGGATTTGTAGATCCAGGAGAGAATTATTCTGAAACATTACGTAGAGAATTTAAAGAAGAAACATGTGATGGAGAAGATGAAGCCTTGCTGGATTATGTATTTAGTAATGGTGAAGTAATTTATGCAGGATCAACATTTGATGATCCAAGAACAACAGATAATGCGTGGATAGAAACAATTGTAGTCCATTTTCATATTGAAGAAGAATTTGCAAATAAGATAAATTTAGTAAGTCAACCAGGTGAGACAAAAAAAGTAGAATGGATTGAATGTGATAGAGAATTATATGGAGGGCATGGAAAATTTTTGGAAATTATTAGAGAAAAAATGTATTATGAAAAATTAATTAGTTATTCAAATAATAGTATAGATTATAAACATTTTATTGATATTGGAGTTATATTTATGTATATTTGTTTAGTTATTACAATGATTTATTCATCATTAAAATTAAAGGATCTAATGCAAGAGGAAGAATTGATAAATAAACAATTAGAGACAAATAGGATAGAAGAACTGGATTGTTTTATGTCTTATGTTAATAATCCAATTATTATTAGTAAATATTGTGAAAAATAAATATTTAAATAAATTAATGAGTGTTCCTAAAATTTTTTATCAAGCCTGGGAATGTAGTTTGCCACCGCAAATAGAAACTCAAAATAAAAAAAATATACCAGAAGATTTTGAATATAAATTATATACATTAGAAGATATGCGGATATATTTAAAAAACAAGTATGGTTTAAAATTTTTAGATTTATTTAATAGTTATGAAAAAATTGCACATAAAGTAGATTTATGGAGATATTGTATTTTATATGAAACAGGTGGTTATTATTTAGATGCAGATAGTGTATTAATTAATAATATAAATTTATTAGATGATTTTGATATGGTATTTGTAACAAATAATAGAGGAGTTAAAGATATTTTTAATGGATTTTTAAAAACTGCTCCAGGGAATCCAATATTTCTGAATATTATCAATTATATGTGTAAAGTAGGAAATAATTTTAATAATGATTATTATTTTAATTGTAAAAGATTATATTCTATAGTAAATAATTATGTGCCTATAAATTTAAATCAACAATCATATAAAATTAAGAATAAATCTTTATGTTTATTATTTGACAGTCAGATTTATTATTTAAAAATAAGTGATGATTGGGAAGAATATGGTATATTTGGTGCATTTTACAATAATATTTTACTCTTTATAGAATGTAATAAATATTATCCATATAAAAATCATAAAGTAATTAAATTTACTCAAAAACCGAATTTAAAATTAATTAAATTGTAGGAATAAATTCCCATTCTAATTCATTACATATTTTTTCCATATTTCATCTTGTTCTATTCTTTTCTCTCTAACTATTTAAAATATATATAATTGATTTAAAAAAAAGAGTCTAATTATTTTTAAGAGTGGTCTAATGACAACACTACCTCTATCTATTATAAATGCAAGAATTAATGAAGAGATGGCTTTTGCATATAAACAAATATGGATAAATAAAAATC